CAGATCTGTCCAGTGATTCCAGATGCACCGCTGTGATACACTCATTTCGTAAAACACGTTCAGGGCACACTTAGGAGTTTCTATTTCATTTTCCTTATAGGAAAATTAAACAGAAACTCAGCCGCAGAAAAATTCTCGCAGTCCGTTTGCAAAATCGGTCCGCTTTTCTTTTTGTCGCTCGCCTACGCTCGCTGAACCTTCGGTTGAGAAACGGATCCCCTGCGAAAGGAAAAAGTGTATGGCAAGCTACCATTTTGAACTCAAGTCCGACAAAAAACCAAGCGGTGTTTCGATCAAGGCGGGCAGTCACATCTCCTACATCAACCGTGAGGGAAAGTTTCAAAACATCGACGCAAATACGGAACTCCGTGCCGATGTCCACAGCTATCGCAGTACGATTTCCGGAACGCATCCGATCCTTCCATTGCCGCATCAACCGGTGCTGCTCTACAGCAGTCCCTTCGGGAAAATCAAACTCGACGCACAGGGAATCCACGTCACCAAGAACGCCTCACCTCAGACCGTCGGGATCGCCCTTGCTGCCGCGCAGCGCATCTTTGGTGAGGAGCTTTCCCTCGGGGGGGCAGAGCGGGTCGGCATCCGGTCTGCCTCGGCGCTGGCTGAGCTCGTCCGCTGGATTGACCCGCTGCTCGACCGTGTCGCGGCCGCACCGTGGGCGCCCGAGATGCTTGCCGACCTGGCCAGGCTCGATGCCGGCGCACGCGCGAGGTGGGCAGTCGAGGAACCGGAGCGGCGCGTGCAGGACATTGCCTGCCCGTCGTGCAACGCCTACTCGCTCGTGGTCACGCCCGTCCGAGTCGTTGGCGGGCAAGAACAGGTCACCTGCTCGCGCATCTCCTGCGGGCGTGTCCTGTCCTCCCAGGACTGGGAACGCCTGCGCGCCTGGTCGGTGCTGGTGGCACGCATGTCAGCCAAGGCCGAGGAGACCTCGGCATGATCGTGGCGGGGGAGGAGTGGGAACGACAGTGCGATGTGCCGAAGCATGTGCCGGGCCTCCCCGCGTCAACGGTCCGGGTGTGGGCGGCTGCGGGCCGGGTGCGGTCGGTCAAGGTCGGCGGCTCCGTATGGGTAGCAGTCGAGGACGTGATAGCGGCTGCGGCCTCGTCACGCCGCCGCTGCACGACACGACACGCGAACCAGGTGAAGGTTGATTGACAGCGCCGCATGGCAGTTGTAACATTCGTGCCAACGGCAGAAGTGTCGAACAAGCCCCGAGGCGGATACCCGTCCGGGGCTTTCGCGTACCCGCCGACACAGCGGAGCTCCGAGAGGATGAAGCGTCATGGCGTGGTCATCGAGCGATCGCGCATCGCGGCTCCCGCCTGACTGGGACGAGCGTCGCGCCTTCGTCCGCGCCCGCGCAGGCGGCAGGTGCGAAGCGCTCCTGCATGACGGGACGCGCTGCCCTGCAGCTGGTGCCGAGTGTGACCACGTCGAGCCTGGTGACGATCATCGAGCGATGAACTTGCAGTGGTTGTGCTCGTGGCATCACAAGCGAAAGACTCAGCGAGAAGCCGCGGCCGCATTAGCCGCAGAGCGGGCGCGAAACGCTCCGCGCAAGCGCAAGCATCCCGGCCTCATCGACTAGACCCCCACCAGGGACCCCCTCCCCACCCGACCAGAACACCGCCAAGAGCTGTCGGTTTTTGTTTGTACGGGTCTGGGGAAATGTTAACTGCTCGTAAACGTTGATAGCGCAACGTAAACGCCGGGCCGTGAGGTGAGGGCGTAGGGGAATTTAGAGGGGTGCCAGGTTGCCGTCCTGGTACACATTCTCCGTGACGGTGATGTATCGCCCCTGCGAATAGAACTCGATCCGCTGCCCACGCCACATGCGCTTGAAGCCACGCTGAGGGACGGCCGTCCCCCAGATGTGCAGCCCGCGCCCAGACGGCGAGACCTCAACGTAGGAGCCTTCGTAGTACGCGAGAAGAGCGCGAGCGGCCTCGTTGGGGATGCCATGCTCATCGAGGCAGCTGTCGAGGTCGATACAGCCGATGCCGTCCCCGAGGACGAACCCCAGGGGAGCGCCAGTCGCGCTCGCGGCCGCATGAGTGCTCCACGTGCTCGGGTCAGTAACTGAAGCCCAACGCCCGGTACGTGAGCACAGCGGGCGCTTGTCGATGTGGTTGACCCATCGGGGGCGGCTGGTGAGCTCGGCGGGCAGGCCTCGTGGGGCTTGCGTCTGTGCGGCGCGGTGGTGAGCGACTCGGCATCGGGTCGAGCAAAAGCGCGCGTCGGCGCGCGCCCAGTGTCTGAGCGGAGCCGAGCAGTGTTCGCATGTCCTCACGTCTCCTATTGTAACGGATAATTCGTTGGTATTCTGCGGATGGGCGGGGGTGGTTATGGCTGGTCGTGGCCCCGCGCCGAAGCCGAAGGGCTCGCGAGCTCGCCGGAATAAGGACCCTCAAATCCTGCGCATCATCACGGCGCAACCTGTCGAGCAGCCGTCGCTGCCGGTCATCGAGCAAGTTGTCCTCGACGAGAACGGCAAGCCGAGGAAGAAGCGCTTCACGTGGCCGACGGTGACTCGCCGCTGGTGGAAGATGTGGGGGGAATCCCCGCTCAGCGCGGAGTACACGGAAACAGACTGGTCATTCCTGCTCGACACCGCATACCTGCACGCCCTGTACTGGAAGGGCGATTATCGAGTTGCCGGCGAACTGAGGCTGCGCGTCGCTAAGTTCGGGGCCACACCTGAGGACCGCGCCAGGTTGAGGATTCAGTTCGCGGTGGCCGATAATCTCGAAGACGACGCCGACAGCGCCATTGATGATGTAGTGCCCGTTTCTGCGCGGGCGCGCAGACGGCAGAAGAAGCTGAGGGCGGTGTAGCGTGCCCTGGCAACCGATCGACGAGGACGACGAGTTCCCGACGCTCGGCTACGACGTTGCGGACTGGATGATGGAGTTCCTCCTCATGCCAGACCGTGACGAGGACAGTGAGGAGCACATCCCGTTCGTGCCGACGCAGGAACAGATTGAGTTCCTCGCGAGGCTGTATGAGCTGGACCCGGAGACGGGCCGTCGAGTCAAGCAGCGCGCGGTGTTGTCGCGTCCGCGTGGGTGGGGCAAGAGTCCTTTTCTCGCAGCGATCTGCTGCGCTGAGGCTATGGGGCCTGTGCTGTGCGACGGGTGGGACTCGGACGGACAGCCGGTCGGTGTGCCGTGGTCGACGCGGCGTACCCCTATCGTGCAGGTCACGGCAACGACGGATGATCAGACAGCGAACACCTGGGACCCGCTCCTGGAAATGCTGCGCGGCTCTCCGGCTGAATCGGAGTACGGCCTCGACCCCATGGATTCCTTCGTGGCGCTGCGTCGCGGCCGCATCGAAAAGCGCACGTCGTCAGCGACCTCCGTCAAGGGGGCGAAAGCCGTCATGGCCGTCATGGACCAGACAGAGACGTGGCTACCGTCGAACGGCGGCCCGAAGCTGGCGAAAACCCTCCGCTCGAATGCCGACAAACTCGGGGGCCTCACAATCGAGACCCCCAACGCCTACACGATCGGCGAACGCTCGGTCGCGGAAACGACGGCGAGATTCTACGAGCTAATCCAGGCAGGCAAAGTCAAACCTGAAGCCGCGCGGGGTCTGTACTACGACCACCGTGAGGCCCCGCTCGACACAGACATTTCCGACCGCGAATCGCTCCTCAATGGCCTGCGCATCGCCTACGGAGACTCGGCAGCAGACCCGCGCGGATGCGCGATCCACGAGCCCGAGTGCGAACCTGGATGGGTGGACCTCGAGCGAATCGCGGACAGCTTCTGGCATCCGGATAACGATCCCGCGGGTATGTGCTCGGACTTCCTCAACCAAATCACCTCGGCGTCGGACGCATGGCTCACGATGCCCGAGCTGCGAGCCATCGAAGACCACACGAAGCAGATCAGCTCCACCGAGCCGATCACGCTCGGCTTCGACGGCTCCGAAGGCCGGAAGATCGGCATAGCGGATGCAACGGTCCTGATCGGCTACTCGGTGACGCAACGGCACCTGTTCAAGGTCGGGATTTGGAGCCAGCCGGACGGTCCGGCAGGCGAAGGCTGGCAGCCGCCCCGCCTCGAAGTCGAGCAGACCGTGCGCGACGCTTTCGAGCGGTTCAATGTGGTGGGGTTCTACGCGGACCCGTCGGCGGGATGGGCTCAGGACGTGAAGGGCTGGGAGGCGCGCTACTCGCGCCGCCTGCGAGCCAAGATCAGCGCGTCCGAGCCGATCCGGTACCCGCAGCGCAACGTTGCCAAGACCTGCGAGAACTTCGCGCAGCTCTTGTCCGCGATCCACCAGGGTCTAATTACCTACGACGGTGACCCGATGATCACCGCGCACCTGCTCAACGCCCGCAAGTCGCCCAGGCAATCGGGGTACGTCCTTGTGAAGCCGGCGGACGATCAGGACTACTCGAAGATTGACGCCGCCTGGGGCGCCATGTTCGCCTACACGGCCGGACTCGACGCCGTCGGCAAGGGTGCAGCCAAGCAAACCAGCCGCCGCGCACCGAGGCGGCTCTACTAACACGCACTGGGGGAGGAGGCCCCACCTCATGACGAAAACGCCCGAGGAATGGCTCGCCTACCTCACTGCCAAGATGGACAAGGAGCGTCCGCGAACGGACCTCCTGCGCTCCTACACCAACGGTTCATCTCCCCTGCCGGAGATGGGCCCTAATCTCGCAAAGGCGTGGCTGAAGTTCCAGCGACGTGCGCGCACCAACCCGGGCAAGCTCGTCGTGTCCGCGCTCGTGGATCGCCTCATCCCCAACGGGGTGACGGTCGGAGCCGGTGAGGACAGCCCGGCCGCGCAGGCAGCGGCGCGCATCTGGCGCGACAACCGCCTCAAAGTGGTCTTCTCGGACGCAATCTGGGACGCGGCCACCCTCGGCCACGGCTATCTCCTGGTCACCCAGGACGAGGACGGCCGAGCGTGTGTCACTTACGAGCGTCCCGAACACATGTACGTCGAGCCTGACCCTGTCCGGCCCTGGCGTGCGCTCGCGGCCGTGAAGGTCTGGCGTGACCAGGCGGCCGGCCTCGACCACCTTGTGATGTGGACGCCGGGCCTGCGCATGTCCTACACGCGATCGGCATACGACAAGTCGCGGCAGCTGATCTCTCGGGTGTCCGGAGACTGGCGACTCGATCTCGGTGGCGTCCAGGCCTTCGAGGGCGCGCCCCCGGTCGTGGTCCTCGAGAACCGTTTCGGGATGGGTGAGTTCGAGCACGTGCTCGACCTCATCGACCGCATCAACTGGCAGACCTTGCAACGCTTGGTCATTATCTCGATGCAGGCGTTCCGACAGCGAGCACTGAAGTCTGCTGAGGGATCGGCGGGCCTGCCAGCTGAGGATGAGTCCGGGAACGCGATCGACTACCAGGCGATCTTCGAGCCCTCGCCCGCCGCTCTCTGGGAGCTGCCCCCGGGCGTGGAAATCTGGGAGTCCTCCCAGACTCAGATCACCGAGATTCTCAACGCGACCAAGGACGACTGGCGCGAATTGGCCGCCGAGACCTCAACGCCGCTGTCGATCATGCTCCCGGACTCCGCAAACCAAAGCGCAGCGGGTGCCGAGCAGCCGCAGAAGGCACTCCTCTCCAAGGCAGGCGACAGGATCGAGCGCTTCAAGCCAGCGCTCGCATACCTCATCGTCAAGGCGCTCGCGGTCGAGGGAATCGACCTTGGCGAGGCAGAGACCGTGGAGGTCCTGTTCGTCCCGCCGCATGCAGTCTCCCTCACCGAGAAATACGCTGCGGCCGTCCAGGCACGCAACGCCGGCGAAGCGTTGGAGACGATCCAGCGCAACATCCTCGGATACTCGCCGGAGCAGATCGCCCAGGATAAGCAGCGCCGTGCTGAGGAGCAGCTCGCGTTGGCATTCGCACTCCAAGACAAGCCGCAGCTGACAGATGAGGCCGCAACCCCGGGTACGGGGGGGAGACCCGGCAGACCTGAAACTCAGGTTTGACGCCCTCGGCACGGCGATCCGCGCCGGCGTCGCTCCTGAATCAGCGTCGGAGGTCGTCGGCCTCGACGGCATCCGATTCACGGGCGCCGTCCCCGTCGCGCTCAGGCTCCCAGAGACACAGTCAGCGACACTCGAGGAGAAGTAACGATGCCGGACCTGGACTCGCTCAACCGCCTCACTGAGGCGTATGACAGCCAGGTCCATTCAATCCGACAGCAGATCACCGCCTTCGGGCAGGCCTACTGGGACTCGCTCCCGCACTACAGGGCCAGCGCTGTTGAGGACATGATCCAAGCGATCACCCCCAGAGTGACAGCTGGCCAGCTCCGCATAGCTGATCTGACTCGCGCGTACCTCGCCCAGTGCGCCCGCGAGCTCGGTTGGAAGGTCGCCCTCCCGTCCATCGACCAGGACGAGATACGCGGCGCTCGCGGCGTCGACCCGCGCGTCGTCTACCGTCGCCCAGCCGTCGACGTGTACACCACGCTCGCGGCTGGCAAGCCTCTGCCGCAGGCTGCGGCTGAGGGGCGGCTGCGGCTCACGCAGTTGATCGGTGGGGACATGCAGCTGGCGAAGGTGCATGCGTCTCGTCAGTCGATGCGGGGCTACCCGGCGGAGGGGCAGTTCTATCGGCGTGTGCTCACTGGGCGTGAGAATTGCGCCCTGTGTGTGGTTGCGTCGACGCAGCGCTATTACCGGGATGACTTGATGCCGATTCATCCGGGATGCGACTGTGGGGTGCAGCCTCTTCCTCCGGGCCTGGCGGTCAATCAGGTGATTGACGAGGACTTGCTCGAACAGGTCCACCAGATCACGGCTGACCGTCTCGGGGTGTCTGATCGGGGTGGGCGTACTCCGGATTACCGCAAGCTTCTAACGGTCAGTGAGCATGGGGAGTACGGGCCAACGTTGTCGTGGGCGCAGCCCAAGGCGAAGCCTAAGCCCAAGGCGGGTGGGGCTGAGCCGCCTAAGCCTCCCAAGCCCCCGAAGAAGACCACGGCACAACCGCCGGATGACTCTGATCGTTTAAAGCGTCTGCTGAGCGTTCCTGCCGAAAAATGGCATAAGACGCTTCAGTATGAGGGTGGGGACGTGACGGGGATTCCCGGAGAATTCCTGTATCCGGGGCATGGGGACGGGCGGGTGTTCATCCCGGCAGCGTCGGTCAGAGACGCGCCCAGTGAGCATGAGGTGCTCACGGCGCTGCGCCTGGCGGAAGAGGGAGTGGACGTGCTGTTCCGCATAGATTCGCGCGAAAAAGGTGTGAAGAACCCAGACGTGGAAATGAATCAGCAGGTCTGGGAGTTCAAAGCGCCCACGGGGGAAGGCAAGAACACCGTCGATTCGCAGATGAAGCGAGCGGGGAAACAGGCTGAACGCCTGGTCCTCGATCTGCGCCGTAGCGAACTCGACGATAAGGAATCGATCGGGGATGTCCGGCAAGGTATGCAGGGTCGTCATCTTACCCAAGTGATTGTCATAGATCACGCAGGCAATATTGTCCACATTCCGTGAGTGTGCTACCCTAGCGGTGAGGACATCCCGGCAGCCCCTTCGGGCAGCCCAGGTGTCCTTTTCACATAATGCTCAAACTAGCCGACCTCGGACGTAATGCCCGGGTCGGTTTTTTGATACCCAACCAGCCCCCAGCCGTAACGGCGTGGGGGCTTTCGTCTACCCGGAATGGGAGGAACCACCATGAAGAACCACCTGACGCACCGTCCTTACCTTTGCTTCGTCGATGCCCCGTCCGCAGAAACGGGAGGGGACGCGCCGGTCGCGCAGGAAACCCCCGCAGCCGCCGCTGAGGATACGGCCCAGCAGGTTGACTGGGAGGCTGAGGCCCGGAAATGGAAGGAATTGTCCCGCAAGAATGAGTCTCGGATGAAGGAGAACGCCGAAAAGGCGCGCCTCTACGACGAGGCTCAGGAACAGGGCAAGTCCGAGCTGCAGAAGGCGCAGGAAGCGGCAGCGAAGGCTGAGGCGCGAGCTGCGGCGATGGAGGCCGAGGCGATGCGAGCGAAGGTCGCGGCAGCGACGGGCGTGGACGCGGACCTGCTGTCTGGCTCGTCAGAGGACGAGCTGAGGGCATCTGCTGAGCGCCTCCTCGCCTGGCGAGGCGCGCAGGTCCCCAAGGGTGCTCCCGCGACGGACGCAGGAGTTCGTGGTGACGAGATCAGGGCTGCAAGACAGCTCACCCGGGAAGACCTCAAGAAGATGTCTCCCGCAGAGATCATCAAGGCCCGTCAGGACGGGCAACTGAACAACATCATGGGCATCGCATAAGCGAGCCAAGAAAGGACACACAATGACTCTCACGCATTTCATTCCGGAACTGTGGTCGGCCAGCATCCTCGAGAACTTCCGCCGTGACACGGTGCTCGTCGGGATGGCGAATCGTGAATACGAGAAGGCCTTCACCGCGGGCTCGAAGATTCACATCCCCGGCATCGTCGATGTGAAGGTGAAGGACTACAAGACCGGCGCAGTCACTGGGACTGGTGGCGCTAAGGTGCCTCGCACGACCGTCCCCGATGCCGTGGAGTCCACGGGTATCGAGATCACCATTGACCAGGAGAAGAGCTTTGACTTCCTGGTCGATGACATCGACGCCGCGCAGGCGAACCAGTCGCTCGATGCCTACACCAAGTCGGCGGCGGCAGCGCTCGTTGAAGACGCGGAGACCTTCCTGACCGCGATGCTGACCTCCAGGGGCACGGCGGTCACGGGCATCGCGAACCCGACGAACTGGGAGACCGCATACGGCGCGATCCTGAAGCTGCGCGGCAAGCTCTCGGCCGAGAAGGTCCCCGCCATGGACCGCGTGCTCCTCATCAACGCGGCGTTCGAGGAGTTCCTCCTCTCTGACGGTTCGAAGCTCACCAGCTTCGACAAGTCGAACATGACGGATGGCCTCCGCGAGGCGACGATCGGTCGTCTCCTGGGCTTCGACGTGGTCACGAGCCCCTGGCTCGATAACACGAAGCCGATGGCTGTCGCGTTCCACAAGCCTTCTGTGGCCTACGTGTCGCAGGTCGAGAAGACCGAGTCGATGCGTGCGGAGCAGACCTTCGCGGATCGCGTTCGTGGCCTGCACGTCTACGGCGGTGCAGTACTGCGCCCGAAGGCGATTCAGGTCTTCAAGGCGGCGTGATGCAGGTCAGAGGAGACAACGGGATCGAGTTCGAGCTCGCGGACGAGGTCGCCACGGCAATGATCACGGCGGGCATCCTCGAGGAGACCACCTCCGATGAGGCCTCGCCTTCCAGTGAAGACATGCCGGCCGACGAGGGCGACACTGCTGAGGAGACTTCGAAGAAGTCCAAGAAGTAGGAGGGACGATGCCTGTTCCGCTGGTAACTGTCGAGGACATCGAGGCCGCTCTCGGCCGCCCCCTCACAGACTCGGAGTCGGCGCGGGCAACGTTCATCGCTGACAAGCTCGCCGAGGCCTTCCGACAGCGCGCACGCCAGACGTTCACTGTCGAGCAGTACACGCACCGCCTGAAGGTCGACGCGGGCGGACGAGTCGTCCCAACACGGGCGCCGCTCATCTCCGTCGAGGCTGTCACGACAGACGACGGACAGGCGATCCCCTACAACGTCAGGCACGGCTTCATCCAAGTCGCCTCGCCCGCAAGCGAGTTCGTGGTCGTCACCTACGAGGCGGGCCTCTCCGAGGTCCCCGCAGCGGTTCGACTACAGCTCGCAGACAGCGTGCGACGTATCCTCCTCATTCCCGACGCCGCCGCTCAAGGGGCAACCCAGATGACCGAGACGACGGGTCCGTTCACACAGACCCGCCAGTACGCGACATGGGCAGTGGGCGGACAAGCCATCCTCTCCCCAGACGACCAGGCGCTCGCGGATGCGTACCGCCCGCGACGCGCCGGGCATGTCTGGGTGATGGGAGGGGCCTGACGTGATGGAGGAATGGAAGACCCCGATTCAGGTAGAAGGGACCGTCCATCGTGACGGGGATGGCTACCTCGTCGAGGAATCTAAGCCGCGCCTCATCGGGGGCTGCCTGATCGCGCCGGGACAGTTCACTGTGCCGGGGCTCCTCGATCAGGCAGCCTCTGAGCGGGCTGACGAGACAGCGACGCTCTACCTTCCGAGGGGGATAACGCTGCGCGTCGGGGATGTCATCCGTGTCCCGGTCGAGCATCCTCTCGGCGGGACGTGGAGGGTCGAGGAGCCGTCCTCGCCGTGGCCGCGCGGCACGTCTGTCGTGATCTCACGGAGGTGACACGTGACAGTCAAGTTCGTGGTCAGCTCGGCCGCGATCGAGGCACTTCTACAGTCTGCGTCGATCAGTGAAGCCATGGTCAGTGAAGCCGAATCGCTGCGTGCGGCGGCGGCAGCAGCGGCCCCGAAAAGGGACCGCGTACTCACCGACGCGTACAGGGTCGAGGCTGTCACGGCAACTGTGAAGACGCGCCGAAACGGATCGTCTCGCAGAGCTGTCGGCCGCGTCGTCAACGATGCCCCACACGCCGTGCCTGTTGAGTTCGGGCACTTCGCCAGAGACGGGCACCGCGTCCCCGGGCATCACACGCTCGGCAAGCTTGCGGGCTCCAAGCGCGCACGACGAGGAGGCCGGTCATGAAGTACAAGGACCCCGTCCAGGTACTACGAGACGCGATCGCCTCAGCAACGGGGGCGCAGACAGTACGGGTGATCCAGGAGGGCAGCCTCCCGGACACATGGCCGATGCCGCTCGTGCATGTCTACGCGACCCAATCCCAGGACCTCAATTTCGAGCGTATTACCTCCGTCGTTGTCGACGTGTACGCCAAGACCCCCACAGGGCCGGGCATCGTCGGCGCGGAGGCGCTCGCGGATGAGGTTGTGGATGCTCTGTCAGTTCGTCCTGTGGTGGGGGCTTCTGGGTGGGTGGATGAGGCTTCTGTGCCGTCTCGCCTGGGGGTGCGCGCCGCATATGGCGTCGTTGAGGTGGTGGGCCTCAGCGTGGAAGTCATTCAACGTCCCACCGACTAACCAAATCTGATCTGGAAGGGAACCGATATGGCCGACACGACGACCATTGAAGCGCTGAAGAAGAAGCACAACAAGGCGAAGAACGTGCGCAAGGCGCTCAACGTTCTGGCGTTCGTCGCACCGATCACGACCGCTGTCCCGGACGCGCTGACGGGCGCAAGCGGCGCGATGAAGCAACTCTCTGCGGACTGGACTCCGCTGGGAATTTTCACGACTGATGGCGGGGAGATCACGCCTGACGTGTCCGTCGACGACGTCGATGGCCTGGGTTACGCAGAGCCTGTGCGCTCTGACCTGACCAAGGCAACCAAGACGATCAAGCTCAACATCTTCGAGCTGTTCCGCAAGGAGATGCTGAGCCTGACGCACGGCATTGACCTCTCGCAGGTCAAGGCGAACGCGACCACGGGAGAAGTCGTTTTCGACGATCCGCTTCTTCCCTCCATCCCGGAGAAGCGTCTGCTGGTCGTCGCAGCCGACGGCCCTGCTGATGACGAGTGGCTGATGGGCTGGTGTTTCACGCGCGCCAAGCTCGTCTCAATGCCGACGATCGGGCTCAAGGCAACGGACCCGATTACTGGCGACCTCGAATTCAAGGCATTCGCCGACGAGACCGCAGGCACCGCCTGCCGTAATTACTACGGCGGCTCCGCGATGCTCAAGCACCGTGACATCACGGGCTTCAGCGTCTGACACATACTGCGGGCGGGGGCCGGGGATGTTCTCCCTCCGGCCTCTGCCCGCTACCACCCCCAGGAGAACACCACAGGATAGGACAAGCATGGAACAGCTGACCTTCACGAAGACGATCAAGACGGACGACGGGAACGACCTCGTACTCACGCGAGTCACCGACGACGCAGCCGACGCGAACACTCTGCGCACACAGGGATGGGCTGAAGTCAAGCCCGAAGAGGCCGAAGAAGCCACGCCGACGCTGCCCGCACCGCCCGCCAGCACCCAGCGCCGCGACAACTGACAAATAGCAACTAGGAGAACACCAATGGCAGACAAGATCACCCCCACCCTGACCCTAGCCGCCCTCAACGACCTCGACGGCGCGGCAGCAGCCACCCCGTTCACCTTCGGGCTCAGCAATCGCGTCGTGACCTTCCCGGACCCCCTGGGCCTGAGCCCCGAGGCCGGCGAAGACCTCCTCCTCGACCTTGGCGGCGGCAAGCGCGCCACCGAGGTTATCAACAAGTGGCTGTCGGAGGAAGACGCCGCATTCGTGACCAAGCATCTGACGCTGCGTCAGATGCTGCTCCTCCTGCGACAGGCGTCTACTCACTATGAGGCGTCGCTCGGGTCCCTGGGGGAAGGGCGCGCCTCTACGACCGCCTGACGCGGTACGAGAGGCAGATCGTTGCGGACCTCGCGGAGCAGGGCTGGGACGCATACAGCCTGTTCCGCGCTCGCCGATATCGATTCCTCCTGACTCTGATCGACGAGCTGCCCTCAACAAGTCGAACCGTCGCAGCGATTCTCAACGACCCCGAGGTCGCAATCGAAACCGCGATGGCGATCGCTGAGGCTGAGGACGACGACGACACCGAGGCACAGCTCCGAACACAAACCCCCGAGGTCAGAGTCCTGCAGGACATCTTCGACCTGCTGGTCTCTGCCTTCGGAGGAAAAGAATCCTACCCACGGCCCGAGAGCCTCACCGCGATCGCACTCGAGGACGCGCGCATGAGCGTCCGTGACCGCAGCGCCCACGAGGCGCTCGCGGCTCTCATGCCGGGGTGGAGTCCGCAAGAAACCTGAATATCTACCTGTAGGAGGTCTGCGTGGCTGGCGTGTATCAGGCAGGCACTGTCTATGTCGATGTGGTCCCCTCGATGCGGGGGTTCTTTAAGAGCATCGAGAATGCGACGGCCACGCAGCTCCCGCAGGTGGCTGGTGATGCGGGCAAGAAGTACGCGGAGAAATTCAAGGAGAAGGTCTCCGAGTCTGGCAAGGACCTCGTTAACGCGATCGCCGATCCTCTGGGCAAGTCAACGGCGCGCCTTCGTCAGGAGGCTGCGCAGGCTGGGGCAGCCCTGCAGGAAGCGCACGCCAAGGTGGAGAAGTCTTCCTCGGCGCTCGCGAAGGCCCGCGCCGAGGAGGAGACCGCAGCGACTGCGGTGGAGCGTGCCGAGCGTGCGCTCGCGGCCGCGCGTTCTAGCTCATCTGCTGACTCGGCGGCTGTCGCTCGCGCGGAGTCGGCGTTGGCCTCGGCGCGAGAAGCGTCGGCGGCAGCGAATAAGAAGGCCGACCAGGCGTCTGCTAACCACGCGGACTCTCTGCGCAAGGAGAAGGCAGCGTCCGACAGCGCGAAGGCGGCAACAGAGGCGCTTGACCAGCGTATCTCGAAGGCCCCGTCCAACTGGGAGCGCTTCACGACGTCGCTGAAGGGCTGGGTGCGAGAGGCCGACAACGTCGAGCATGAAGCCCGCGAGGTTGATTCCTCGCTCGGCCTCGTTGGCTCGGGCGTGACGTCGCTCGGGGGGCTCGTGACCTCGGCGCTAGGCCCCCTCGCGCTGCTGGGGGCGGCTGTTGGCATCGGCGGGTTCGCGTCCGAGGCAATCGCGGCCTCCGATGCAACGAATAAATTTGCCGACACGCTGCGGTTCGCCGGCGTCGATGACTCGACGATTGAGCGCCTCGGGGCATCCGCTCAGGAGTACGCCGACCGCACCGTGTACGACCTCGCGGACATTCAGGGCATCACGAGCCAGCTCGCCGCAAACAGTGTGGACGGCTTTGACCGTCTTGCGGAGGCTGCTGGCAACCTCAACGCGGTGTCGGGCGGTACGGCTGACACGTACAAGAGCCTGGGCCTGGCACTCGTCCAGGTCAACGGGGCCGGAAAACTGCAGACCCAGGACTGGAACCAAATTGCCAACGCCATTCCGGGCGCATCCGGCAAGATTCAGCAGGCTCTGTCCGATATGGGTGCCTATACAGGCAACTTCCGTGAGGCCATGGCGGAGGGCCAAATCTCTGCGGAAGAATTCAACCAGGCTCTCCTGCAGCTGGGCTTTGATGACGTCGCGGTCGCAGCAGCGTCGGACGTGTCGCGCATCGAGAACGCGGCCGGGAATCTACAGGCGACGATTGTCGGCGGCTTCAAGGACATGATCGACCTCGCGAAGCCGCAGTTGACCGACTTCATGAGCTGGATGTCGGACACGCTCGGCGCTGGGTTCGCGTGGATCAAGGACGTGGGCGTGCCCTCGATCCAGGGAATCTGGGATGTCCTCGCCAACGGGAACTTCTCGGGGCCGATCTTCGGTCTCGAGGAGGACAGCGGCCTAGTCGACTTCCTGTTCAACCTGCGTGATGCTGGCATGGCCGCCTGGGAAATGCTCAAGTCCGGCTGGGAAGCAGCGACGAACCTCGCGTCCGCGTTCGCGCCGCTCGCTCAGAGTGTGTGGGACATGGTCAGCGCGTTCGGCGGGGATGGCCCGTCGGTGATTCAGCGAACCGCCGAGGCACTCAAGAGTGTGTTCGACTGGGTTGGGAAGAACACTGACATCGTTGCTCCGCTCGTGACTGCGGTAGTCGCTGGCACGGCGGCGTTCAAGGGGATGAGCGCGGCCATGGGCGCCGTGAACGCCGTGAAGGCGGCCGGCGGGCTGTTGCAGTTCGTCAAGGCCACGAACCTCGCGAAGGCTGCGCAGGTTGCGTTCAACTTCGTGATGAACATGAACCCGATCGGCGCGATTGTCACGGCGATTGCCGCACTCGTTGCAGGCCTCGTTTACTTCTTCACGCAGACGGAGACAGGCCGGAAGGCGTGGGCGGCGATCACGGAGGCGTTCTACAGCTTCGTGGACTGGATCAGCTCGGCGTGGTCCTCCGCCATGGAGTCCATCTCCTCATGGTGGACGGGCACCTGGGACGGTGTCTCGGGATTCTTCTCGACCTACGTCGTGCAACCCCTGCAGACGGCATGGGACGCAATCACGGCTGTCTGGGACGGCATTGTCACGGTGTTCAAGACCGCGTTCGCGATCATCGTCGGCGTTGTCCTGACGCCGATCAAGCTCTACATACAGGCATGGGTAGCGGTCTTCACATGGGCGTATGACAACGTCATCAAGCCCGTGTGGGACGCGATATGCCAGGCATTCACCTGGGCGTATGACAACGTCATCAAGCCCACATTCGAGCAGATCGCTAACACGTGGCAGTGGATTGCAGGGATCGCGACAGAGGTGTTCGGAGGCATCGTCTCATTCCTTGAGGGAGTGTGGACGGCGATCTCCACAGGAGTGACGGCCGCGTGGAATCTCATCGTCGCGGGCGTCACCTGGTACATCAACACCGTGTGGAACATCGTCAGCACAGTCTTCACGACAGTCGCTGGCGTCGTCTCCTCGATCTGGAATGGCATCTCCTCCACGGTCTCGGGCGTCTGGGAGTCCATCAAGTCCACGGCGAGTGCGGCCGTCCAGTGGGTCTACGACAGCGTCACGAACGTGTTCTCGTCCATGTCGAGCGGCGTCTCGTCCACCTTCGATGGCATGCGCTCAGCCATCGAGTCCGTGTGGAACAAGGTGAAGAGCGTCGCGGCAAAGCCGGTGAATTTCATCATCGACACCGTCTACACCAACGGTCTGAAATCTATGGTGGAGACGGTCGCCTCGAAGATCGGCCTCTCTCTCACCTTGCCGACGGTCCCCAGGATCGCCGAGTACGCCGGCGGCGGCATCGTCCCCGGCTACAGTCCCGGGCACGACACGATCCCGGCGATGCTCTCCCCGGGCGAGGCCATCCTCGTTCCCGAGCTCGTCCGCCAGATCGGCCCGAGCAGGATCATTGCCGCGAACTACGCCGCCTCGAAGCGCCGCCCAGGTGGCAGCCCCGGCAAGGCCCCCGCTGGCTTCTCCGGTGGCGGCATCGCCCACTTCGCCGGCGGCGGCATCGCAGGCTGGTTCGCCGACGCAGCACGGGGCGTGAGCGAGTTCTTCCGTGACCCGCTCGGCTCTATTGCGCAGCTCATCACCGAGCCCGTCCGAGGACTCATGAAGGGCATCGCTCCCGGAGTCATCGGCGAGCTCGGCGCAGGTGGCGTCGAGTCCCTCCTCGCAGGAGTCGGATCGTTCTTCAAGAAGAAGGCTGAGGAATCCTCATCGGCCGGACTCGTGGGCGCCGCAATGCGAGCCGTGCAGATGCAGGTCCCTTACGTGTGGGGCGGCTCAGCCATCCCGCCGGGTCTGGACTGCTCGGGCCTCGTGTATTGGGCTGCTCAGCAGCTTGGTCTGGGGTGGCCACGCCTCACGGCAGCTGGGTACCAGTCCGGCTCCACCATGATCCCGTGGACGCAGGCCGCCCCCGGTGACCTGCTGTTCTGGGGAGCACCGGCGCACCATATCGCGATCTACGCCGGCGGCGGCCAGATGATCGAGGAGCCAAAGCCCGGCCTCAACGCCCGGCACATCGGTATCTGGGGGTCTCCGACTGTCGGCCGCTACGGCGGAGCTCGCAAGTACGATCGCGGCGGATGGCTGCCCTCGGGAGTCACCGCAGCCGTCAATCAGACGGGCACGAGGGAGGCAATTCTCACCGCGAGGCAGTGGGCAGATGTCAGTGCGCTCGCGGCGAGTGGAGCAAACGCGGTGCCGTCGCTCGATGGCGCGCAGGTCAACCTTGTGCTGGACGATGGCCATTCGTTCCGTGCGCATGTGGAGTCGATCAGCACCGGCGTCCTGGTGCGCCGTAAGCAGCTAGCTGGAAGGAGCAGGTAGTGGCTCGTGAGAATCTTTGCCGCAATCCGTCGTTCGCGTATCTACTGCGGGAATGGGCGAAGATCGCTCCGGCCACGGTGAGGATCGGCTCGGATACTGACTCGTGGGGCGGGCACGCTCGCCAGTCTCCGCAGTATCTGGCGATCGACGTGCCGCCCGGCACGCAGGGTCCGGCTGCCGCGCCAACGGCAGTCACTGTCGCCGGAGGGCAGACCGTCGCGATCTCGGCGCTTGTGCGCACGAGTCCTGGCCTCGCGGCTGCTGTCTCACCGGAGTGGACCGTGGGCGGCCTCAGCGTCACGGAGAAGACTCCGGCGCTGTTGGCCGCCAGCGCGGATGGGGTTCGCCCCGTCTGGGCGTTCACGGCCCCATCTGGGGCGACGGCCGTGCGGCTTAGGTTCGAGGCCCGCACGACCTCGGCGGCCGAGCGCGGCACTCTCCCGGGCTGGGTCTACGTCGATGACGTTCTCATCGTCGCGGCGCCCACCCCGGGCGAGGCACTCGAGGCAGCAGCGGGGGAGTTCTTCGACGGAGACACCCCGCCGAGCCGCATCGGCTATTCCTCGAGGGCTCTCACGCACCAGTGGACCGGCGCTCGCGGGGTTTCGACGTCGCGGGAGGTCGAGGCGGACGTCGATATGTCGTCGCTGCCTGTCGCGATTGTGGCGGGTGGACAGGCTCCCAGGGTCCAGATCGTGATTCCCCCGGCGTGCGTCCCGGCTGGGGCGGCCTGCTATGTCGAGGGCGTCACGGACACGGGCTTCACGTGGATTCCTCGCGGGGGAGTATGGTCCTCCAAGGGCTTGCAGCGCATCATTGGGGACCCGCTCGCACCGATCAACACGCCGATCAGGTACAGGCTGACGACGTCGAGGGGCCTCACGGTCGAATCGGAGCCGGTGGTCCGCTCATGGGGTGGCCTGTCGCTGATGACTGACACGGCGGGCGCGAAGCCTGTGAATGTCCTGTGGCAGGGCACTGACCAGCGTGAACTGAAACCGCGGGTGACTGAGCATGAGGTGCCGGGCCGTGCGACACCCCTGGTGGTATATGCTCCCACGATGGGGCGCGGCACGGTGTCTCTCACGGTTCGCACGAACCTGCAGGACACGGCGGCCATGAAGACACTTCTGGCGTCTCAGACGCCGGTGGCGCTTTTCCACAACCCGCGTCACTGCGTGCAGTGCAAGCGTGGGACGTGCGACGTCGATCCAGTGACGCTCATGTCGGTGACATCGGTATCGATGGAGCGTGCGCCGCGCCTCGACGTTGCTGAGCGCATCTGGCAGCTCAAGGGCACGATTGTCGATCTGCCGCAGCCGAACACAACGTTGACGTTGTCGACGTGGAACGACTTCGATAAGCGACGGCTGACGTGGAGTGGCCTGGATGCTCGTCGGTGGCCGTGGGATCAGTTCGACAGGACTATCTGGCAGGAGGACGCATGAGCATGCCGGCCGACGTCGAGCAGATTCCGGAGGACCTGCTGACCTCGGGCTACTCGGTGTCTGTCACCGTGGAGTCGTGGCTGGGATCGCAGTACCTGGGGGAGGTGCCCGTCGAAGATGGGTCGGTGTCGTGGGACGCTGGTCAGCAGGTGCAGGGCACCCTGTCCCTGACGGTGCCCCGTGTGGGAGCTGTGCAGGGGGAGGACTGGCGAGACTGGGACCCCGTGGACCCAGAGCACCCGCTCGGCTGCTACGGGCAGGTGCTCCATGTGAGTATGACGGTCGGGTCGCTCGTCGATGCAGGCTGGTGGACGGTTCAGCTAGGCCGGTTCCTCATTACCTCGGTGGAGCCGGGACCGTCCACGGTGCGAGTGACGGGCAAGAGCCTGATGCAGCGCCTCGAGGAAGACAGGCTGACGGAGCCAATGGCGCCCGACCCAGCGGGCACGCTCGCGTCAGAGCTGCGCCGCCTGGTCGGTGCGCGTATCGGCGTGATCATCGATCCGGCGCTCGGCGATAGGCCCTGCCCGTCGATGTCCTGGGGCGAGAGCCGCATCGATGCGGTCTACGAGATCGCGAAAGCCTGGCCTGCGACAGTGCGCGAGGGCGGGGACGGAATCATGTATCTGTCCCCGCCGACTGCGCCGCCCACCTCGCGGCCGGCGCTGCTCCTCTCGGATGGGGAGGACGGCACAGTCGTCGGGGTGGCAGCCTCGGTGAGCCGCGACAAGGTCTACAACCGCGTGGTCGCTCGGGGGCAACAAACCTCCGACGAGGGTGCCCCCTCGTTCCAAGCGATCGCCGATCAACTGACGGGACCGATGCGCGTCGATGGCCCATATGGCACCGTGCCAAGGTTCTTCTCATCGCCGCTAATCACGAGCTACGAACAGGCCAAGCGCACAGCCGAGGCGATGCTTGCAGACTCAGTCAGGAAGAAAATCAAGGTCCCCGTGCAGCACGCACCGGACCCGCGCATCCGACTGGACGCACACGTCGAGATTGTGACGCGGCCCGTGGACGCTGCAACCACGAAGACGATGTGGGGAACCGTCTCGGCATACGAGGTCCCACTCACCTACAGGGGTACACAGAAGACCGATGTGGAGGTGAGCGTATGAGCAGCCCCGTGATGGACCTGATTTCGACGGTGCCCGATGATCTGCCTCCCCGTTATGGCTCCGACAGGTCACCGACGGCGATCGCGCGCGTGGTCAGCCTCATCGAGGGTGGCCGTGCCCTCAACGTGAGTCTGTACGGCGGTCCGCCGATCCAGATTTCAGCGACGGCCGTCAACTGGACCGGCGTCGAGACCGCGCATGTGCTGCTCGACCCAGACACCGGCCGGGCGCTACACGCGCTCGGTCCGGCGCCCAAACCCGAGAACCCACTTCCCCAGTGGAAAGAGCTGCCAGCTCCGCCGAAGATCGTGCGCGAAGCAACGTTGATTCCACAGTGGGCGGGCACCTGGGATGGAACCGCTTGGACACGGCACGGCGGCGGCGGGGCCTGGCAGGGCAGCTCCGGTGGCCACCGCCTCACAGGCCTCGCAACGTTCGGCCGGCAAGCCGAGGCACTCGGACGTATCACGATCACGGCCGCCACGCTGACGCTCCGGCCGCATCCGACGTCAGCCGCATGGTCAGCGCAGATCGCGCCCGCCACCTACTCGGACACCGGACCAGTCACGATGGGCGCGACGATCAGCGCCCCCGTCCAGGTGGGGGCAACCTCCCTGACCGTCGACATCACGCGCATTGCCTCCCAGCTCCTGACCCCGGGGACTGGCCTCGCCCTCGTCGGACAGACATACGGCGGCGTCCAGGCCTCCGGAGACAGCCTCTCGATCCGTATCACCTACACCTCCCGATAGGACCCCTCATGAGCTACCTCGACCAGCGGGGACACCGCGTCCCCTCACCTACCGACCCCGCACAGCGCCAGGACCTGCTGGCCCTGTCCTTGTCCATTCCCTCCTACAAGGCGTGTGCCTCCGAAACGGCGGCGGCGCAGTACGTGTCCGCGCTCGCGGCTGCGGGCCTGGTGGCATCGGCGGCGCAGCCTGTTTACGTGTGGAGGACCGACCTTAACGCCGTGAGGGTGTGGGATGGGCGCCGCTGGTCGGGTGAGTCGAATTTGCAGATGGAGCTGTCGGCGGTCGGCGACGTGCCGGTCGGCTCCGGCCTGAGCGTCGGCGTGCGCAATGGCCTCATCAAGGCAGGCAAGGTCGCGACCTCCGGGACGGAGGTGCAGTTCGGGAATCTCTATCTCGACAGCGTTTCTTTCCAAACACCATTCCCGAATGAGTGCGTCTCTGTGACTCTCACGCCGCTCTACGGAACCGGCTCGGGGCAGTGGACCTTCAAAAATGCCCTGCAATTCTGCCTTGACTCGATGAGCAAGAATGGGTTCCGCGCGATGCTGCCGGGGGTCACGACCCCTGGACGTCACGCCTACTCGTGGACCGCCATCGGCTACTGACAGCCGACAACTGAACTCGCCCCTCGGACAATCCCGTCCGGGGGGTTTCGTCTACCCGATTGAGGAGAGACATATGGAACTGACTATCGAAGAACTCATGGAGTCCATGCCTGCGGCGACCGATACTCCGGCCGACGTTGTCACGCCCATTGAGTTCCCTTACGAGGAGGTCACGCGATGAGTATGACAGCATCTAAGGCGCTCGCCTGGGCTGCGAGCCAGATCGGCTACTCGCGGTGGGATGACCCCCTGCCGGGCTCGGCGTTTGGCCGCTGGTACGCCGCCAAGCATGGCGCGTACTACGGCGAGAGCGGCGTTCCGTTCTGTGCGATGTTCGCCTCGTGGTGCCTGACGGACGACGATGGTAACTCGGTGATCCCGGGCGGCGATTTCGCCTACGTGCCCTACGGCATCAACGCTGCGCGGGCGGCCGGCCAGCTCGTCGACCCGTCGAACGCAGCCCCGGGTGACCTCATTTGCTTTGACTGGAACGGGGACGGCCTTGCCGACCACGTCGGCCTGGTCGAAGCGAACTACGGGTCGTGGGTGCAGACCATCGAGGGCAACACCTCCTCGGGAGCTGCGGGCTCCCAGTCCAACGGCGGTGGAGTCTACCGCCGGTCCCGCGACTGGGACTCGGTGTGCGCGGTCATCCGCCCCTACTACTCCGACGCAGCTACTGGCGCATCCGGCGGCTACACGGACATCACGGGAATCCAGCGTGCTGTTGGCGCGGACGCGGACAACGTCCTCGGTCCCGACACCACGCGCCGCGTGTACGCGGTCGTGGCGGCGAGCTCGTGGGGCGGCCGCCAGTTCCCCCTGGGCGTCGAATACGTCCAGTCGATCATCGGAGCCGACCCGGACGGCATCTGGGGCGATGACTCGGACTCGGCGCACGACCGCGTGGTCGGCCAGCTGCAAAGCGCGGTCGGCGTCGAGGTCGACGAATACTACGGTGCCGTCACCAACGCGGCAATCAACGCGGCGCTCGCGGGCGCGGAGAAGGGGGAATGAGATGGATAAGCTGTTGATGGGGCTTCAGTCGGACCCCCTCATCACGACGGTCATTATCGGCCTGGTGTGGCCGATGGTTCAGGCGGCGCTGGACAAGCCGTGGTGGACGCGCCGCCGCCGTGTGGTGCTCCTCGTCGCGGTCGCTCTCGTCACGACTGCGGCCGTGTGGGTCTCCGGATCGTACCCGGCGACGTGGCGTCTGCTCGTCACGCAGATGAGCGTGTTCCTGGGCGTCGCCTGGTCGGTGTACACGATGCTGTCAGCAGTCCGTATTAACGGTGCGAGCATCCTTGATTGGGTGGGCGCCGCGACTCCGGGCGGTCAGCCCCTCGATGAGCTGACGGGCACATCGGATAGCACGCGTGATTGACATTATTGCCGACCCGAAGGTCGTCGCAGCGATTGTCGCGGCGGTTGTTGCCATCATTGGCGCGGCCGCTGCGGCAGTCGTCGCGGGTCTACGGTACGTCGGCAGGTTGTTCGACGCGCGGCTCGCGCATATCTCGGAGACCGCGTCCGAGGCCCGTGATGCGGCGAAGAGCGCGGACGCGGAAATCAAGAACAATCACGATACGAATGTCAGAGACGACCTAGACAAGGCGATTGAGACTGTCTGGGTTGTATCGGACCAGATCGGCGCTCTGTCGAAGCAGGTGACGGGCCTCCTCGATCAGGGTGCCCGTATGGAGGCCACTCTCAACGCGCACGGCGAGAGCCTCAGCTCTGTGCAGGCGCGCGTCGGGCGAATTGACGAGCGTGGCTCCAAGATGGCCGCCGAGCTCCACGACGAGCGGACAGCACGCGAGTCCTCGCAGCGCACGATTGACGAGCATGCTCATGACGCACACGCCAGACTGCATGAGCGCCTCGACAGACTACAGGAGAAGGTAGATAAATGGGAGGAACGATCGTGAGCGGAAACGTCACGCGCCTCGACGGCTCACCCGAACACCTCGCCTACATCACGGCGACCCTGAAGACACAGACGGGGGAGGCCACGTCCATGATGGCAGTCGGCCCCGTCTCGCGGGCCGCGAACCCGCGCGGGCAGATCATACTGCCCCTCGACCTCACGGAACCGACGCAGGTCCACCTGCGCCTCAGCGTCCCCGGCCGGACACTGCGCGAAGCGACAGTCACGCTGAAGCCCGGCATGGCTTACACGCTCGCCAGCGTGTTCTCCGGCGAGGCAACGCCCACACCGGCACCCCAGACCGGGACCCCAGACGTGAATGTCTCGGGCGACGGGGACACAGCGACTATCAGCGGCGTCGTCTCTGACGACGGGGACACAATCACTTTTGGAGGCTGACAATGGCAAAGCCCACGCTCTACACGAAGCAAGGAACGGACAAAGCGATCGCGAAGGCCATCGAACCGCTCGCCACCAAGGAAGAACTCGCCAGAGCCTCCGCAGGCGGAAAGGTCGACCTCGGCGAATACGCCAAGCGCACCGACCTGGCTCCACTTGCCACACGCGCCGACCTAGCAGGCTACGCCACACGCCAGCAGGTCGCTGAACTCCCGAGCCGCGCCGACCTCGCAGGCTACGCCACCAAGAGTGACGTTGCGGGCGTCGCCCGCACGAGTGATCTCACGGGCCTGGCCACCAAGGCCGAACTCACGGGCCTGGCCACCAAGGCCGACGTTGCTGGCGTCGCCCATACGAGCGATCTCACGGGCCTGGCCACCAAGGCCGAACTCACCGAAGCCATGAAGCGTGTCGGCATCACCGTCTGCTCCACGGAGGCCGAAGCACAGTCCCTCCCGGACGGCACGCTCTATTTCCTCGTCTCTGGCGCTGCCCCTGCTCCGTCCCCGACTCCCGGGCCTGCCCCCGCAGCTGGCCCGACGCTCGTCGCCAGCGCAGCCGGTCAGGTCGTCGGCCAGACCGTCACGATCAAGGTCGATGGCAAGGCCGGCGACAAGATCGTGATCGGCCTGAACGAGAAAGCACAGGGCACGCCGGCGAACCTGACCGTCCCGCAGGGATGGGACCAGATTGTCGCCCCGTACTGGGTCGGCACGATGCGCGCCGTCGTTATTACCGGCCCATGGGCGCCCACTGTCACGCTGACGCTGAGCCAGAATGCGGAGATCGGCTGGGCTGCCGCTTCGATCCGGGGAGCCTCCACGATCAAGGCTGGCGACGTCAAGAAGCGCCAGGCTCCGCCGACCGAGACGACGACCTGCACGGCTCCCGCGCTCGCGGGTGCTGGCGTCGTGCTGGGCTTCGCGTTCGAGCGGACGAGTGCAGTTGAGTCCTCGGAGCAGGTGACTGTCTCTGCGGGCTGGGAAAAGCTCGCCTTCGCGTCGCAGGAGGGTCTCAACTATCAGACGGTGACGTTGGCGCGTCGCACGGGCTCGCAGCCTGCGGACCTCGTTGTCACGTATCCGAACCCGCAGGGCTCTAACGGTCTTGCAGTGCAGGTGATTGCGCATGCCTGACCTCGTCATTTACGAGCGCCGGCGCGCAGGCGGTGACAGGGCGGGCGTCGTGCGCGTGCGCCGGCGCGCAGGCGGGGATGTGAGCCTATCGAGGCGTGCGCCGGCGACGCCGGTGATTCCTGCAGGCGAAGACGTGGTGACGGCCTTCCTGTCGCGGCGCCCGTTCTACATCAGTCATCGGATGGGCGGGACCGAATTCCCGGAGTTCACGCAGGCAGGCCTCACTGCCTCGTTGCGTGCCGGGTTTAAAGCGCTCGAGCTGTCCGTGAGGAGATGTTCCTCGGGCGAGTTCGTCGCTATCCACGATTGGAAGACGTCGAGGACGGTGCCGGGCACCGACTACCAGATTTGGAACACCCCGTGGTCGACGCTGCGCACGCTCCGCCAGGCCTCGGGTGGCTTCATGCGCCTGACGGACATTATCGATCAGGTGCCGGATGACATCGTGCTCGCGATCGACCACAAGACCACGTCTTCGGAGGACCAGCGCAATCCGGGTGACCTGGCGGCCGAAGAGCAGCTGTTCGATTACTTGGACACGACGTTCGGTGGGCACCCTGAGCGCAGGGTCTTGTGGAAGGTCTTCGCGAAGGGGACCGGAGCGAAGCGCGCGAAGGCCCGTGGCTACAAGGTCATGGCGATGCTCTACCCGAATGAGGTCGCGACCTTGGACCTGTCCCC